AGAATGAATTTATAGGAGTATCTCTAGAAACAAACACAGATACTGAAGAAAAATTAGTTGAGTGTATTCTTAAAATTTAAACAATTAGATCTAATATTGTTTGTAGTTTTGTTTTAATTTGTTTACTGTTTAAACTTTTTCTTACGCCTTCGTGTAAGGGCAAAGGCCATTGATTGACACTTACCCATGCATATCCTGAATGTTCTGGATTAAGTTTTGGCACAAATTCTGATTCGACCACACAAACAAATGTATGAAACTTAAATTTTGTATCTCGCGAAACAAATAGTTCAAGTGGTATTGTTTTTGTTATGCTAGGATTGAAACCAATTTCTTCCGTAATTTCTCTTTTTAGTCCCTGCCATGGAGTCTCGGTGTCAACACTAATACCGCCTACAAGACCCCAAGTGCCTTTTTGTTTTAAGTTTCGATGTAAAAATAAAAAACGTTTTGTTGACTTGGCATAGAACAAACATCCAGATGCTGTTATTTCACTCATGTAATATTTTATGCTTTAAAATGATAGTGTCCAAGTTCCTGGAGCATAAAAACCTTCATAGGATTTTATCCAGGTTGTACCAGTCCATTTAAATTGCACGCCTGTGTGTATGTTAGTTACATAATGTATTGTGTCTTTGGTGCTGTCCAAACTGTATGTGCTGTCTCTTTCATCTATGCCTCTTTTAGTAGAAGAGTCTAATAATCCTAAACCTAATTGTGTTGAGTCATCAAACGAACCATGAAAGTCTACAATCCATTCGCCGCCTACTTTTTCTATAATATCATTTGCAGATGCAACTAGATTGCCCCACTCTGTAGTTTTATTTGCAGTGTCAGTCAGTCTGTCTCCAATGTCTTCTGTCAGTAGATATCTTGTGCCATTTGCATCTCCTGACGGATTATATGTGAGTGGATTAATTACTTTGTCTACAGCATTTATTGTATTGGTAGGCACTGTGTCTTCATCCACACTAAACATCATTACAAAATCATCTTGTGGGTCTATAGCAATGGTACCTTCTACATTTACAATTATGTCATCGCCATTTATTGTTGTGGCTGTTTGTTGTAATTTTATACTGCTCAGACCGCCTCGAAACTTTTTTGAATACAATGCTTCAATTTTTTTCCAATTTATTCTTTCTCCAAACTGTGTTTGTGATTCAAACACTAAATTTTCTCTGTTGTTTGCATGAGTCGCTAGTGTATCTTTATTTGATCCTAATAGTGTAACTTTGTTCTCCAACACTAGTAATCCATATTGTCCAGGAGTTACAAATTGTTGTGATAATAAATTCCCACCTAGTATACCATCTATGTCAACTTGTCCTGCATCTTCGTCGTATATGCTCATTATGATCTTTTCTATCACGCCTAGTTTCTTTAATTTTGCTGGTGGTGATATAAAAATAGGCGTTCTAAAGTCTAAAGTTGCCACATCGATTTCATCAGCTATACCTTGTGGAATAGCTCGTGATGTGAAATTTACGTTTGTAAGTTCTACAAAACTCAATGAAGTCCAGTCTAAAAAGTTATCTGTAGTTTGCAGTTCAAGTGCAGGATTGAATAAAACAAGTATTTGTTCTAGTATTTGTAGTTTTTGATCTGTGTTAGTGGTGAATATGTCTGCTCTGAATGATAGTTCAAAAGGCGTAGGCATTATTCTTTCGATAGTATGTGACTGTCCTGGTTGTCCTGTGTATTCTCCTGTTGCCGCATCATACTCTCTTTCTCTAATGTGTTTTTTATCTATATGGTAAGGGTTGTACATTCTGTCCCTGTCATACGCAAGATCAGTAATATAGCATGAAATTTGTGGCGTTGCTATTAATGTGTTTTCTGAGCCTTTTCGAATTATAGATGCCACCTGTTTACTCATGTCTCCATATTTGACAGGCACCTGTAAAGTTTCTTTGACCCCTTTTTGATTTTGACCTGTCTGATATGTAAAGTTGCTCATCATCCTTATGAATTGCAAAATATATCTTCTAATTTGTGCGTCGTAAAAATGTTGCATTAGTTGTCAGCTCTAGGTTTTAATAATTTACTTAATGCAACACGTTCTGGTGTTGTTGTGGATCCATCTAAATCACTAGTGGTTGTGTTTGTGTTATTAATAAAGCCAGTCTTACTAGTATTTCTTGTGTCAGTTTGTGTCATTGTCATTCTTACATTATCCTCTATTTTCACAAAACGTTTACCATCAAATCTAAATAATCTGTTAGGTGAATAATCAGTACGCAAGAAAAATTGTCCTTGAATAGGATTAGTTGGAAATGATGTACCAAATCCATATGTTTCTCCATTTGCAGGAATACCGTCGCCAGTCAAGTAGCCTTCAATGTAACCATTTGCACGTGGAGAGTCATACACTTTATCAACATTAACATGTCCAGACGTTGTTAACAAGTCTGTGTCATCTACTGTAACAAGTGCTATTCTGCCTTCCTCATCTGTAGGCATTACATGTAGTTGCTGTGTGTTATACCCTGACTTAGGTGCATCAGTTTCTGCTTGTGTAACAACAGCATCGTTGATTTCTATTTCTTTGTCTCTTGTTTTTTGTGACGTGTTTTCGTCTTTGTCACCTAATATGTCTCTAAATTCTTGTGCATCAGTAATACCTTTTACTCTTACCCTATATAGATGTGGCCACCATGTACGGGAAAATCCTTCAGAAGCTCTTGACACGTCATCTACAACGTAATATCTTTTAATTGCTTCAGTATCAGTTTCATCTAATGAGTGTTCATCTTTTAGATGTGGCAGTTCTATTACATCACCGTTCATGATCTTTCTACCTAATGTTTCAACAATATCTTTAATATGAAAAGTCATAAACAACTGATCATTCTGTAAAAATAAACCAAACTGAGATAAGTCAAAGTCTATATCTCCTACGTTGTATATTACTCTTGTATGATACACATCTGTATCATATTTTCTATCTCTGTTTTCCAGGAACAACATATCTTGAATAGCTAGTTCATTCAGCGAATCTCCTGACCTTTGAGGTTGTGTTGCATCATCTGATGACCCTTGATCATTTGGTGAAATATATTTGTGTATGTAGGCGTCTGTACCGCCTATTTGAAACATTTCAGAAATGTTGCGATCTAAAAACTGAAAATCATTACCTTTTTCTGGCTTGAATATTGATAGTCTTGGCATACAACATATTTACCGTCCTATAAATACATGCATGGTAGATACAGCATTATCAGAAGCTACAGACAAGCAAATAAACCAGGCAAAGCAGGAAATATTCGATTATGTTAAAACCAGATTAGGTGATGGCATGATTGAAGTAGAACTTGATCCTAAACACATAGAAAATGCTTTTATCACCGCAGTTGATAAGTTTAGGCAAAGATCTTCAAATTCTGTTGAAGAGTCATATGGATTTTTAGATCTACAAGAAGACCAAACTGAGTACACTATGCCTGCTGAAGTAATAAGTGTAAGGCAAATTTACAGAAGAACTGTAGGCGGTGCTTCATCATCTGAAGGAGGGTCCACTTTTGATCCTTTCGAACTTGCATACACAAACATATATCTGTTACAAACAGGTAGAATAGGCGGACTTGCAACTTATGACATGTTCTCTGGGTATCAAGAACTTGTGGCTAGAATGTTTGGTGGCTTTATTAATTTTAAGTATGACCAACCTACTAGAAGACTACAAATATTCAGACGTCAGAGATCAGCAGAGACAGTGTTGATTGAACAATATAACTTTAGACCAGACTTTATATTATTGCAAGACATTTATGCCAAACCTTGGATAAGAGAATATACATATGCAGTTGCAAAGTTTACATTAGGCGAAGCACGGTCAAAGTTTACAACCATTGCTGGGCCACAGGGTGGCGGACAACTCAATGGTGATGCACTTAAGGCAGAAGCCACACAAGAGATGCAAGATCTAATGACACAGATAGGTAACTACGCAGAAGGTGGGACCCCTCTAAGTTTCAGAATAGGCTAATGAACAATTTTTTCTTTGTGTGGCACAGGGGTGAAGGTGGTGACTTCTTAATGGCACTGCTTAATTACGCGGCCAATGACATTGAACCAATTTTACGTGATAATGGCAGAGTAGCCAGACATACAGCTGATCAAATATATTCATTCACAGTGGGT